GGAACCTATAATCAGAAAAAGAAAAAGCGTAAAGTAGAAGGCAAAGGTCAAACTGGTCCAAAATTTACTGGATATTGGAAAGGTACCGACAAGGGTCCGCCCGGCAAAAAAATGGTAGGAAGCAATTAAGATGAATACAACAGCGTTATTTGAAGCAGCAGATTTTAATCCGCTAATGGAAAGTTGGACTAGTGCCGGTCGTGCGATTAGTGAAGCAAAACTAAGTCCAGAGCAGATTACTGCGCTTTTTGGTGCAATTGAGCAAGGCGCAAGAGCAAGTGGCACTAACAGAACTGCGCTTGGCAAAGGCGTAGATGTTGCTGGCAAAGCAGGCGCTGCTGTAAATAATGCATATCAAGGTATTATCTCTAAAATTGGAAATTTAGGTCCAGTTAAAGGATTTGATAATGCTTTTGATAGTATGGCTGCAAAACTAAAAGATGCTACTGGTGGTGACGAAGGTCTTGCTAAGCATGTTTATGCGTATCGTGCGCTTGCTAAAAAGCATCCAATTATTCAAAATCTAATCTATGGCGCACTTGTTGCAGTCGTTGGCTTAGCAACTGGTGGTGCTGCTCCCATTGCAGTGTTGGGTCTTATGAAGATGACAGATCGTCTGCTACAAGGCGATAAACTAAGTGCTGCTATGATTAAGGGCGGTGTTACTGCTGGTGCTGCTGGTCTTGGTCGTGAATTAGCAAGTTATCTTAAAGGTGCCGCTCCTGCCCCATCAAAGGTGCAAGGATATCATGCTGGTACTGATGGTGGTCCGTATGATACAACTGCAGCACAAAATAATGTATCAGGAGTTCAAGGATATCATGCTGGTACTGATGGTGGTCCGTATGATACAACTGCAGCACAAAATAATGTATCAGGTGTTCAAGGATATCGTGCTGGTACTGATTTAGGTCCGCAAGATTATACTACTATGAAGGTGCCAAATGGTTCTAATTTAAGCACTATTGCTAAACAATATAATGTAAGTGTAAAAGATTTAGTTGATGCAAATCCACAATATGCTAATAACCCAGATGCAATTCGTGCTGGCGCTACACTTAAAATTCCAAAGCCAACGGGTAATCCAATTTATCAAGGTGGTGTTGGTACAGCATCAGATACTGCAAAGCGAGTAGCAGCCGCAGGTGCTAAGAAAGTTACAAATAGCAGCCAATATGTAGATCGTGATGCTACAATGCAAGATTGGTTCTTACGTGAAGGCGTACTTGATGATGGCGCTCGCAGCGTGTGGGTATTTGAAAGCGCAGTTCCTGTAATTTTCCATCAAATTGAAGAAGCTGGTTTTGTTCAAGGCTTGAAAAATATTGGTAGTGCTATTGGTAATAAAGTAAGCACGATTGGCAGCAATTTAGCCAATAAAGTTACTGCAGACAAGCTAAACAATGCATGGAAAAACGGTCCTGGTTTTTCATACAGCGGGCAATCTAAAAGCGTTGATAGTGCAGTAGTTCTTGACTTTTTACGCAAGCAAGGCGTTAGCGATGAAATAATTAAAACTACATTTAAGAATATGAAAATTCCATTCCCTCGTGGGTCCCGTGCGCCAAAACAAGCTGCTCCTACAGCAACAGCGCCAGCAACAGCGCCAGCAGCAGGTGGAGCAGCAGGTGGAGCGGCAGGTGGAGCGGCAGCGCCCACTACAGCACCAACAGGTGGAGCAGCAGGTGGAGCAGCAGCGCCTGTATCAGGAGATGTGCGTAGCATTATGAAAGCATATGGCACACTTTCAGCACAAGAACGTGCAGCATTAAAGAAAGAAATGGAAAACTTTGATGATCACGAATATATGGCAAGTGGAACTGAAAGTAACAACAGTCGTGATATCATGCGTATGTTAGATGAAGCAAAGAATCTTGCACAGCAAGCAGCTATTGCTATTAATATGAAAAAACGTGGTAAAAAACCTAAAGGCAAAAAGTAATGCGTATTAGGCAGATTGTAAGCGAAGCAGACAAAACCGATACAGTTAGTATGGATATTCCGCTACTGCTACGTATGATGGAATATGCTCGTGAAGATGCAAAAACCGATGAAGATTTGCATGATGTTGCTGAAAAGATGATTAAATTATCCAAGCACCACGATTATCTTTGCATGGACAATTATAATGAAATTGTTGGCAGTGCCGCACACGACCATGTAGAAGAAAGTTGCCCGCATTGTGGCGGACTTATGCTACCAGAATCTCGTGTAGATGAAAAGAAGGATGCTTGCTATTATAAAGTAAAGAGCCGTTACAAAGTATGGCCAAGTGCTTACGCAAGTGGTGCGCTAGTTAAGTGCCGTAAGGCTGGTGCTAAAAATTGGGGAAATAAATCCAAATGAAGATGGAAGATGTTCTTGGTGAAGCATGTTGGAAAGGTTACCACAAAGAAGGTAACAAGAAGATGTTTGGCAAGACATACCCAAACTGCGTCAAGAACGAAAGCGAAGAAATTGAAGAATTTATTGATGTAAATAAAGCGCCAGAAAATTTTGACGTGTATGCAGATAATTACGGTTCTGATTATGATTTCACTGTTGGTAAAACCAAAATTGAAGTCACATTTAAAGAATATAATGAAAATTATTATGTATTGGCTTTCGAAAATAAAACACAGTCAAGACCCGATACCCATGCTGCAACTGGAACTGAAAAGGATACTGTTTTTAAAATATTTAACGGTGTTGCCTATTGTTTAAATCACTTTATTGCAAGACATCCCAATGCCGAAGTAATTGTCATGGGCGCAAAATCAAACGAATTAAGCAGAATTAAATTATATGATAGGGCAGCAAAATTCTTTGAGCAGATGGGTTTTAAGGCTGTAACCGATCCAGTTCAACAGAATAAAATTTTTAACGATGATAGTTCAGGTTACAAACTATACGTATATAAGAAAAAAATCGCAACAGAAATGGCCACAGAAAGTACAGAACTGCGCTGTGACCCAATTACAGAAAGTGTGCTACTTGAACAAGTTGATTATTGCATGCACTGTGGTAATTTAGTGCTACCAGAAGCAAGCGGCAATCTTCATAAGTGGTTTAAGGACAAGTGGGTTAATATTGGCAAGAAAGTTGGTGGTAAGCATCCCCCATGCGGTACCAGTGGTAGCAAGAGTGGTTATGCTAAATGTGTTCCAGCAGCAAAAGCACGTAGCATGAGTGCTGCGCAAAAGAAGAGTGCAGTTACTCGTAAGCGCAAAGCACAAAACGCAGCAGGTCGTGGCGGTAAAGATACTGGCGGCAGTGGCAAGGCACCAATTCGTGTGAGCACCAAAGCAAAGTCATAACTACTATATGACCAATAATCATAATGATAAGTTTCCTATCAAAACAGCAATGTTAATTGCTGATAAGGAAAATTATGTAGTGTATTGCAGTAGTTTAACTTATGGCAATGAACATGATTTTGCAAGATTATTGGATGAATTAAATTTTAAAAATAATTTTTTATTTGTTATATCCAAGTATGAAGTTTTTGATATTAATAAAGTAAAAAATACTATTGACGCCAATGATAAGAATTTAATTAATCTTATAAAAAAATACAAAAAATCTGCAGAAAATAAAAATTATAAATTTAAAATATTATTTGAACACAAAGATGAAGCACCAACATACAAATATGATTATAAATTTATTATTGATTATATTATAGAAAAAACTAATATTTCTTTAAAAGATATTATAATTTTTAGTGGTGCGCAACATCAATTCAATACTTCTATAATTAATTGTGCGACAAATCGCGTTGCTATACGAAATTTTAAAATGGAAGAGTTAGCGGCATATAATTGTCATGTTGTACCAACACACCATTTTGTAAGTTTAGCAAGAATTGCAAGACCGCATAGAATAGAAACCACTGTCCAATTATTAGATAAAAAACTTGATAAATTTGGACATATTAGTTTAGGCAGCGGATATTATAATGTAAAAGAAGAAAATAATTTTTCAACAGTTCCACAAAGATATCAACATTTAATGCCTATGTATATAGATGGTCCGCAAGAAAATCATAATGGAAATGAAAATATATTCAATAGTATAAAGATTACACACGCATTTGCAAACATTGTGCAAGAATCAAGCTATGAAAAAGAAATAAATTTAAATTATTGGTCAGTGCCGTTTATTACAGAGAAATCTACTAAACCTTTTGCATTGGGACAAGTTCCTATATATATTTGTTACCACAATAGTTTAAAGTATATAAGAGCAATGGGTTTTGATTTATTTGATGATATTATAGATCATAGCTATGATTTAGAAATTAATCCACTGCATAGAATTAAACTTGCAGTTGAGCAGCTAGAGAAAATCTGTAATAAATCAATCCAATATTGGCAAGAATACAAAGCGCAAAATATTGATAGATTTATACATAATCAAGAAAAATTAAAGTATTACACAAAAAATATATATGAGATTCAAGCACAAGATTTACAAAACGCCATAGACAAATAAATAATATAGCAGGATTTATAAAATGAGTGACATGCGTTCTTTAATTGAAAAACTTACAGCCATAGCAGAAGACCGTCCAATGATTGGTGATGGTGTTTACCTAGAATTTGGTAACATGCTAGAAGTTGATACCGAAATCATGGAAATGAGCGGTGATAGTATTACTATACTTGGCGACGAAAGATTATTTAAGGTGTTAGAAAGCCTTGATGAAACAGAAAGCAAGCATGGTTCGCCATATGATCGTGGTCGTGCTGATTCATATTATGGTCGCAGACATAATCCACATAAACTCGTGCCAAACGAACATGGCGGTCATGAGCACGAAAAATTAACTGATCCACATGAAATTGAAGCATACACAAAAGGTTATAGTGAAAATGACGACCGTAAAGATTACGGCGAAGGCATTGAAGAAGGCGAAGTAGTTTCACTACAAAACAATCAGCAGACATTAAAACGATTAGTAAAAATGTGGTGGAATGGTAATCAAGAACAACATGCACAAGCCGCAAAAATGCTTGATAACATGGGATGGGATGTCGAAGAAGAAGATGATGATGTTGTTTTATACAAGGGCAATGAAGAAGTTCGATTCTTTATGGATGACCTTTATGAAGCAGAATATCATGGTCGTAAAGTTCCACTTAGCAAGCCAATGCGTGGCGATGTAAAGAAGTTTAAAGTGTTTGTTAAAGACCCAAAAACTGGCAATATTAAGAAAGTTAATTTTGGCGATAAGAAAATGCGCATTAAGAAGAGTAATCCAAAGCGTCGTAAGAGTTTCCGTGCTAGACACCATTGTGAGAATCCAGGTCCACGCACATCTGCTCGTTATTGGTCCTGTCGTAAGTGGTAAATTAAAGCAAGATATTGGAATATGTATAAATAATAGTATGAAAACATACTATGTATATCTTCTTACTGACCCAAGAAACAACGATGAAGTATTCTATTGTGGAAAAGGCAATGGCCATCGTTGGCGTAGTCATATAGGTCATTGGAGTGGAAACGGAGAAAATAACCCTACTGCAAATAAAATAAAAAAAATACAAGCAGAAGGATTGCAGCCAGGTGTTATATTCCTACATAATAATATTGAAGATGAAAATTTAGCATATAAATTAGAAGAAGATTATATTAAAGAAAACTATGATAAACTTACTAATATATGCATTGACGCAAGACCACCAAGTAATAAAGGAAAACCAAGCACTATGAAGGGTAAAAAACATAGTGAAGAGTCCAAAGAGAAAATTAGAAATAGTTTGCTTGGACAAAAAAGAGGTTCGTATAATGAACAATGGCGCAAGGCAATAAGTGATAGCCTAAAAGGTGATAAACATCCAATGTTTAATAAACCAGCAAATAATAGAACAGCGATTCTTGAAACAACAACCAATGCGACATTTACAAATCAAGTTGAAGCCGCAAATATTTTAGGGATTAGACAAGGTGATATAGCAAATTGTCTTGCTGGTAGACAAAAAACAGTTAAAGGATATGTGTTTAAATACCATAAATAATTATATGTTATTAACCGAATTATTTGACCTTGATGAAGCCGCTGGTGTCGGTGTAGTTCCTGCTAACAAAAAGGCGGCTAAAGACCCTCGTTATGCTAATGCACTTACTGTTGATATTCATCCTGGTGAAACGCAAAAGCAAGCAGCAAAATTTGGCAATAAGACTGATAAGATTGGTCGCCCACCTGTCATGAATCCAAATGGCAAGATTTCTAATAGCAGGTGATAGTTGGGGTTGTGGTGAATTTTCACCAGAAACAATAGAGAAAAAAACAACCATTATTTCCCATGATGGTTTAGTGCAATATCTTATAGAAGCTGATCATTTTGCAATCAACCAATCCTGTCCAGGTGACAATAACTTACGACAACTAAGGTTGATAAGTGATACTTTAAAAAAAGAAAAATTTGATCAAATCATATGGATTCAAACAGAACCACTACGAAATATCTATCATTATAGTCCATTTCCAGATGATCGTGATATATGGAATTATGATATAACTGTTTATAGCAAAAATGATTATAGCGCATATGATAAGATATTAGAAGATTGGTTTAGATTAACATACAATGCCGCACAAGAAATATATGATCGATTTTCGATACCTTTTTATATCATCGGAGGATTAAGTCCAGTGCATTCTATCATAAAAAAATATACATTTTGTAATAATATGATTGAATCATGGAGTAATACTATTGTAGATATAAAACAACCACATAATACCGTGTATCATACTAGAAAATTTACTAAGAATAATGTTCAGTATCTCAATGATAAGCGAATGGTTGAAGAATTGGAAAAGTGTGTTGCGTGGGAAAAAGCACAAGAATCACACGCAGATTTTATAGCATATCATCCAAGTCGTAATGCTCATAAAAAATTAACTGATATGATACTGAAAGATTTAGGTAAATAATACTATGCGCATTAGAGAAATTACCGAAGCAACAATGAGCACTACTATTCAAGGTCGTCATCCTGTCAGTGCAGGTGCTCGTGGGCTAATGGCTGCTCGTTGGAAATATGATACCATCGTTCGTGGCAGCGATAGTAAGAACATGATAAACGCTGTTGAGCGTCTTGCAAGCACACTTGATGGTGCAGAACGCACTGACTATGATGGCATTGATAGCATGATGCAACAAATATGCCGTGAGTTTGAAGTTGATCCAAAAGACCTTCATAATGCGTTTATTGCAAAATATAAATTGACACCCGATGCGATGGCTGCTAAAATGAAGCATGATCGTAAAAACCGTCCAAAATCCGTCTAATACAACATTTGCACCACCAATCGGTGCTACTGGTTCATCTACAACATATACAATTTCTGGTGGCGGCGGTGGCGGTGGTAATGGCGGCACTGGATATCTAACAAATAGCGGTTCTATGAGTTGGGGGACTACTGGAAGTCCATCAGTATCAATAATGGGTAGAGAATTGCAAATTACACCACAAGATAAAGGTGATGCAATTATTAAAACCAATCATAATGAAATAAATCTTGATAAATTGTATAAAACTGTTATGATGATTGCAGATAAGATGATGATTATCGCAGATGATCCATACTTTACCGAAAAGTATCCTACACTTAAGGATGCCTATGAACAATACCATACCCTATTAGAACTTTACAAGCAAGGAGAAGAGAGTGACAACGAGAAACTTTAGTGCAGAGGAACGCACGAAACTTAAGCAATTGATGAGCGAAAGTATGTCTGTAATGACCGAAGTAGAGGTTCTTACTGGCGGTCTTAACGATACTATTGCTGCTATCGCAGAAGAAATGAATATCAAGCCAAATCTGCTTAAGAAGGCAATCAAGATGGCACAGAAGCGTGACTTTGATAAGGCTCGTGAAGACCTTGATATCATTGAAAGCATTTTGAATAGCACTAACAACTTGGATAACGAATAATAATGGCATATGTAGATGCACTACTTGACCGACAGAAAGAAAAAGTATTCGTTGTTGAGCGAGTAGATGGCAAACGCATCTACAAAGACTATGATGTAGATTATATTTTCTACTATGATGACCAAAATGGTTCGCATAAGAGTATCTTTGATACGCCTGTTAAACTTGTAAAATGCCGTAGTAGCAAGGACTTTCGTAAAGAACTTGCTATTCACAGCAACAAGAAGATTTACGAAGCCGATATTAATCCAATCTTTCGCTGTTTAGCCAACAACTATCTTGGCAAGGATTCACCACAACTTCAAACAGCCTTCTTCGATATCGAGACGGACTTTGATAGTGTCCGTGGATATAGTACCCCCGATGATCCATTCACCAAGATTACTGCTATTACAGTATATCTTGACTGGTTAGATCAATTAATAACGCTTGCGCTACCTCCAAAGTCAATGACAATGGATGAAGCCAATGCTATCGCTGCTAAGTTTGAGAACACTTTCAACTTTGAAAGTGAAAGAGAATTATTGCTTACTTTTCTTGAACTTATCGATGATGCTGATGTGTTAAGTGGATGGAACAGCGAAGGATTTGATATTCCCTATACTGTTAATCGTGTTGCTCGTGTGCTGAGCAAGGATGATACTCGTCGTTTCTGTCTTTGGGACCAGTTTCCTAAAGAACGTGAATACGAAAAGTATGGCAAGATGAGTAAAACATTTGACTTGGTAGGTCGTGTGCATCTTGATTATATGGTGTTGTATCGCAAATACACCTATGAAGAGCGTCATTCCTATAGCCTTGATGCTATTGGTGAATATGAATTGAATGAGCGTAAGACCGCATACGAAGGGTCTCTTGACCAGTTGTATAATCGTGATTATGAAACATTCATTGCATACTCTCGTCAGGACGTTGCGCTTCTCAATAAGTTAGATAAGAAACTTCGATTTCTTGATTTAGCAAATGAAATTGCTCACGATAATACAGTGTTGCTGCAAACAACTATGGGCGCAGTTGCGGTTACGGATCAGGCAATTATCAATGAAGCACATCGTCGT